TTGTGTTAATTTAGCTACATATTCTGCATCATCTTTTTCTTGCTGATATTGTTCTTGTGGTTCGTTTGGATTTCTAACTATAATATTGCTTTGAGAAACATCGCAGCATTGACCTATATATTCTTGTAATACTTGCACAGTTGTTGGATACTGCAATTCAACTTCGTAATATGTAACGTTCATGTTACTTAACTGTGGGAAGTCTAATGGACGTTCTTGAATAGGAGTGCTTTTACCTGCACTCATTTTCATTACACCATATTTTTGTAATGCTGTTTCCATGTGATCAGCAAAGCCTTCTGGTAATTCGCCAGCGACTCCAACCTTAAATTCATAAGTCTTTTTTGACTCTGTTAAATATTCTGCAAATGTTTTCATAGCTATAGGATCCTGTTTATACTATTATTTATCTTTATCCAGCCCTTTTAAGCGCTCTAACAGGCTGTTTCTGTCCGTCACTACATAACCTTCTCCGTCAACCATACCAGCAGGCGCTCCGCTATCTTTATCTAATTTTTCTTTCTTCAACTGCAAGTCAATCATTTTTAATTTTTTGTCTATCTTTGCAACCTTTGCATCTAAGCTGGTTTTTAACATGGTTCCTGCAACTTCAAAAACTCTACCGGAGTAACGGCTTTCAACATTCATACCCAAGTCCATTAAATCGTCATAGGCTTCCATTGCTTTGTCTGCTACTTCGTTTAGCTCGTTATCTGCCATTTCACCTAAGCCTTTCACAGCAGGTAATGCACTAGATATTTTGTCTAATTCACTTATATCTCTAAATGTATCTTCAGTTTCAACAACTTGTGATTTTTTAGGCTTTGATTCTTTCACAATATCTTTGTTGTCTGGTAGGTTCAACATTTCTTCTAGTTTTTTAGTCATAGTAGTGTTCCATTATATGCTACTATATTTATCTACGTTTACCGTTGTGAAAAATATCTTGTTCATTTACAACACGGAATACAATACCGTTTTGTTTACACCAACTTCTTGCTGCTGACCATTTTGCTTGATTAACAACATAGTGTAATTTATTAGTATTGCTATTTCCTAGTTTATTAATATCAGTTTGATTAAAAGGTTTTACTTCAACTAGTTCAACCTTTTCCTTTCCATCTTTGTCAGTATAAGCTACAAAGAAATCTGGAACATATATTGTCATTTTACCACTTAATGGATTTCTGTATGGAATTTTTATTGCTTCGCTTGCCCACTTGCTAACGTTTTCGTTAAGATCACAAAAGCGCATAAAAGCAAACTCCCAGCTGGATCTGTATGTAGGAGTGCGTCCTCCTATATATTTCTCAGGGTGCCTGCAAGTGTATTTTCCTTGTGCAAAACGTGCCATTAGTATACAATATTTCTTTTTTCACTTGTCTCTTGTGTAGACTCTACGCTAAAACCTATTGCACTCATTTTGCTTCTGTTGGTGTTTAAGATTGTAGCAACCAGTTTGCTTATTGAAACTGCATTTAATCCGCTAAGTGTGTCTAGTAATTTAAAGACATTTACGTTGTCTATTTTTGCTTGTTGTAACAAAACACTTGCTACTGCTGTTGCACTGTTTTTGTCAAAGCCTCTTTTTTGAAAGAAACCTACAACACTATCGACTTGATTACTGGTAACTGCAATTTTTTTACTAAAATATTTGTCAAAAAATTCTTTTACTTCGCCTGCACTATCAGTAGGTTGTTTAATGCTAGGATCTGTTATACTGCTCATTGTGTTCTCACTGCTGTTGTTGTTATAGTAGCATTGCTATCTTCTGTTCTTGGCAAAACAAAACCTGATTGTTGTTGCACTGTGTTAATTTGATTTAAATTTGGTGCAGGTTCTGTTTCTGTAAGATTTTGGAAATTTTGTAGTGTAATTATTCCTGTAAGTATTGTATTCAAGTCAACTTCGTTGTTTCTTATATCATTGAATACTGTGCTTACACCATTTACCAATCCGCCTATTCTAAATAAGTCGCCTATTACACCGTTTGTGTTAAGCACACCAACTGATAAATCGTAATGTGATGGATCTGCAAAACCTGCAGGTTCATCTATGCCTGTTCTGCCTCTTCCATATAATACATTTTCATACATTATCCTCATTTGGTTTTTTGTAAAAGAATTTTCCGCTTGATTCAAGCTATCGTGGTTCCAGTTTGTAATAATAGGATTTACCAGGGTAAAACTTGTAAATTCAGGAGTAGCATTGTTTGAATACAGATGGTTAACTGTTATACTGTTAAAGAACGGTATGTTCTTTTTAATATTATTGTCTAAACCATATCGATACATATTAGCTTCTTCTGGTCCATACATATTGTTCCTAAATGTGTTGTAACTTTGAGGAACAGTTGTGTCTGGTTGCCCGCTGGTATTCTTTTGTGCATAGTTTGGATCTTGTGAATAATATCTAAAATATGCTTCCCATAGTAATGTTGTTAATCCTGCCATATCATCGTGGAAGCTAAATTGTATAGGTTCGTATCTTATTCTAGTTTGAACTAATTTTTTTCTGTTGTATTGATTTTTTTCATCAACTTCAACATTAAATCTTGGCATATCTACACTGTCAACAAGTAAATTGAATTCACGCTTGTTTAACAAGTTTTGCACAGTTTTTCCAAGTGATGCTAATGCTTCTTGGTTGACATCAAAAACAATATGATATAAGAATTTTGTTTTCGGTGCAAGTCGCATGTTGTTGCGCACATACAATGCATCAGCATGTGCAAAATCCGCAACGGTCCCTTGCTTTGTTAAATTATCGAAAAATCCACTAAACTTTGACATACAGTATTTATCTCTATATATTAAGTGCGTATATAAACAAAAAAGGAGCCAACGGCTCCTTTATGTTAATGGCAATCTTAGTTATTATTAACCAGTTGCTGTTGTTCCTGCGTTACTGGTTGAACGTTTTTGTTTCACGCCGTTTATACCAACTCCAACTCCTAACTGCACTGCGTTATCGTATTGCATAGTTAGTGTAACTGTTGCCGCATCGTTGTTAGCATATGCTAGTGCGCCGTATTCTACGTTTGTTAGCATACAACCGTATAGTTCCCAAGTTTCTAATACACCCGGTGTGTTTGTTCCGTTACCACCGTCTAGTATTTCAATACGTTCTACAAATTTGTAATCAATACCAGATGCAGCACTTGCTTGCTCAAAGAAGTCAAATTGCTTCTGTAGCTGTTCGCCAACCATTTTCTGCACACTGCCGTTTACATCGTCACGTAGTGTCAAGCTGACTGTGTTCCAAGTATGCTTACCTGCTAGATATACCTTTGAATTGTAAACTGGTAATTCAATAGGATCAAAAGATACTGTTGGTCTAGCTGCATCAATAACTTGTTTTGTTAATTCTTGAGTTTCTTTTGAGACACCAAAATTTTCTAGTGTAACACGGAAACGATATTGTAGTTTTGGCATTAGCAAACCTTGGCTGCTAGAGCTACTATCGTTTGCTAATGGAACTGTTAAATTTAATAGAGTTGAGATTGCCATCTATTGTTTCTCCTTAATACACAAGTATTTATCATTTGTAGGGGGTTTTTATTTCCCCCCTACTTTAACGATATTAAAGACCTGATATCTCTCCTGTATTTTTCAAGCGTAGTGGGATGTAAATAAACTCTACTGCTTTTACTGGTTCGATTGCGATATCAACATATAGTTCGTTTCTATCTATTCTAGCCGGTGTATTGTTTGTTTCGTCACATACTACTAAGAAGTCATAAAGTGCTCTAAGTCCTACTAGTTCAACTAACAAGCTCTCAACCTGCTGTTTGATCTCATCACGTGTAATCTTATCGTTTGGTTCAAACAAGTATGGTTTTGCTAGACTGTTTAGCTGACTACGTAAGTAAACAACTAGTCTTGCAACGTTTACTCTATCCAATGCACTTGCATTAGCTGCACGAGTTTTCTGTCCAAACACTGTAATACCTGCACCTGTTAAGAATGTAATTGGGTTAACATTATTTGCATACAGTGTATCACGCTGTCCTTCGTTTAGTGCAATACTTGTAAATTCGCCTTCTGCATTAATATAACCTGTTGCTGTTGCATTGGTAACGCCGCCACGTCTTGTTCCTGCTGGTGCAAACCATGGATATGCAACTTGGTCACTAAGCGCAATAGTGCGCAATACCATATGTGATGGAGGAACAATAATGTTGTTTCCTGCGTTATCACTTGTGAAACCACTTGGATAATAAACACCTAGATACTCATCACTTGTAACTAATCCGTTATCATTATCTTCAACTGCAAGTTCTTGGTTAGTTGTGTAGTTCAACAACGATGTTGCATCACTTGGTAGTCTGAATGGTGTATCGCCTACAACAAATGCTGTTAATCCTCTGTCATAGTTTAGACTTACCATTTCACCAATTAGCTCTGGATAACCCGGTGTTGCAATCAAATTGTAAAGCCTTGTTTCGTTGTCACGAATATCTTCGTTGCTGTTTAGCATTGCTTGTAATGCTTGGACAACTACTTTGCGTTGTGCTTTACGTCCAAATGCGCCGCTGCCATCTGCTTCATTAGCTGATTCAGTTACCCAACGATGTGGATAGTAATCAGACATACTTGCATCACCCATGCGTGGGTTATCACCATTAACATCAATGTAGTTACGCTCAAAACGTTTTACGTTGAATCCACTTCTACGTAGGTTCCATAGCAACATGCCTTTTGGATATAATGCTGGATCTGGTGCATCTGGATCTAAGTAATTGCTTGTTAATAAGTCACTAATGTCGCCAGCTTCGTCGCTGTTAGCACCGCTTGTATTATAACGTGCATCTGCAAATAGCATACCGTTTTCTGTAGTTTGATCAGTTGTGTCAACTTCTACCCACGGATTAGAATTTGCATCTGCTAGTATTTGATTATACACATAAACACGAGGATAGTTTTCTAAATCGGCTGTGCTAATCCAAATATCGCCTGTTACAAGCTCTGAGTTATCACTTTGCACAGTTGGTTGACTTGCACTAACAATAGGTCCTGCTGGATCTGAATCTGCATAACCAGCGTCAGCATCGTGATAGCCTACCCATGTAGTGCCGTTATGAATCATAATGTCTACTTCATCGATCAAACTGCTATACCACAATGCGCCATCTGCTGCAATTGCTGTTGGAGCATCGTCATTTGCTGTATAAACCAATGGTTTCCAGTTTGAAATTCTCCACTGATTTCCACCTTCTGCATAGTAGTTTGCAGTTGGCGTATTTCCTGATGATGTAATACCAATTGAATTTAGTAAGCCACCTGCATCTACAACAACAATATCACCACCTAATCTGTGTGATATTTTTACTCTGTTTCCACTATCTACACTTGCAACAGTGTTAGTAAGTCCTGCTGCGTTAATTGCATTAGCAATCACGTCTGCATCTGTTGCTAGACCAGTTGCTGTTACACTTACTGTAACTGCTGCTGTAAGATTAGCATTACCTTTCAGTGTTTCTTGTAGGAATAATGTATATGTTCCTGCTGCAACACTACCAGCATCAACCTTTGCACTTGTAACTTCAGACGCACCGGTTGCTGCTCTGCTATAGATTTGGAAGTCTGCTTTTGGATAATCTTCTATATCATCTAGATTAGTTTCAACATAAATTGATCCTAATGCAAGGTTTGCTCCGCCGCCTGATGCATCTAATTCACTTAATGCTGTTTGTGCATCTGGTGCTAAAGGTGCGTCATAAGAATCCCAAGTTGCTGTTGTTGAGTTCCATACTTTTACTCTCCAACGTGCTCCACCGTTTGGTTCAGTTGTTTTAACCCAAATACTACCAGTAGGTCTACCATTAACACCTGCACCTGCATCTGATCTCTTGAACGTAGGAACTTGAGTGTGTTTTGCAATAGTCAAGTCTGGTGCTAGATATTTTCCAACTGCAATACCTGCCCACTGTAGTGGTGTTCCTGTTCCGTCAACAAGAGTAAATTCATCGTGTAGACCGTTTGAATACAAACTTACTACACCTGCTTCTAATACAGCGTAAATTCCGCTTGAATTTGCCGCAGTGTTAATATCTGCTACCATGTCTGCCAAACTATCATCGCTGCCAGTTAAAGTAACTGTAATGTTTGCGCTGTCTGATAACTGTATTTCAAACTGTTGGTTTTGTGCAAGGCCGGTTCCGTTGCCTGAGCCTGTTACCATTGGCCAGCTGAGTTTCCAGTTTTCACTGCCTACTTCTACCCAAGTGCCAGATGTAACACCTGCTGAGCTGTTGCCGCCTGATTTATACCAGAATCTAATAACATTGCTCACTGCTGTGATTGCGTATTCACCAATTGATCCAACACTGCCTTTAGGTGTATATGGCATTGCACCTGAAGTTTGAGTTGAATCGGTGATTACGATAGGAGATATGCTTGAGAATGTTTGTCCACCTGTTGTGCTAATTGCTGCGCTGTTCCAGCTAAACAATCCCCAACTTGTGCTTTGTGTATCAAGCCAAGAAGTTCCGTTAGCAGGATTGTCTGCTGTAGCTGTTGCACTTGCATTTAAAGCATCTAGATCAACATCTGCTCTTACAACAAATGCTCTATTGCTAACACCTAAATATGAATATGCCGCTTGTAATCCATATTCGTTTTGCTCTCCTCCGTTGATCGGATTGTTGTTAGCGTCAGTCTTAAATACTGGATCGCCAAATGTTTCAACAAGATCACGCTGCGATGTGAGCAAGTATACTTTACCAGCATTTGCTGCTAGTGTGCCTGGTGCAATGCCTGTTCCTGCACCGTTA